CAAATATAGAGGCAGGTGTAATATCTGATATAGAATTTGCTAGTGGTGCGACTACCGCATTATATAAGTATACCTTACCTAGAGGTACAGGTTCTTATACAGAAACAATTACTGGAAGTTCTGAAAATGGTACTTTCTTTTATGAGCCTAGTGTAAACATGATGTTACATGGTATTACTAGTGCTGACCAAAATGAAATTAAATTACTAGCTCAAAACAGGTTAGTAGTATTTGTAGAGCTTAACGCTAGACTAAGCACAGGTGGGCACAATGTTGTACTCTGTTTAGGCGGTGAAAATGGCTTAGAATTAACTACAGGTACAGGAGCTAGTGGTGCTGCATTCGGTGATATGTCAGGTTATAACCTAACATTCTCAGGTATGGAGCGTTTCCCATTATCAGTTGTAGCAGATTACACATCTGCACCATTTGATAACTCAGCTTTTAACGGTGGTTCAGCAATTACAATTACTAATAGCTAGTGAATAACTAATATATATCTAATAAAAGAGGGCTTTTAGCCCTTTTTTTTTGGTATAATAGAAACAAATGCTACTATTTTATATATTAATGTATGATAAGGCTAAGTAAAACAAGTACAGGAACTCAAAGTAATACGGTAAAACTTAGCTTAAATAGTAAAAGGCTTATAGATAACGGTAGTACATCGTTATTTTTTATAAAGGTAGTTAACGATATGACTAAGGATGAGCAATTCGTTTACCCTACAGTTGCTAGTACTACAGCTAGGTTTGTTACATTTACTTTTACAATGGTAGATGGTAGCCCTAGTGCTGCGCAGTTTAAGTTTACTCACGAGGGTTTCCATACTTATACCTTGTACAATATTGCAAGCGGTAGCCTAAGTAATGACGATACATTAACAGAGGCTAATATATGCCAACAGGGTAAGCTATTCTTTGATACTAGCCTACAATCAGAAGTTACATATACACAGTATACGCCTGCTGATGATAATAATGAAAACATATTAAACAATAACACAGTATATATAAAAATATAAAAAATGGCTTACAAAAATAATACACAGCTTCTTAGAGAGCAATTAGGTAAAGAGGGTGCAGTAGATGTATTCACTACAGCAGCACAAACAGAGAGNTTTTACGCTATACATTTTCTTAACGATAGCGTNATAACTAACTGTACAATTACAGCAGCTAGTAATGATGCGGCTCTAGATGGTAAAACTATGCCAGCAGGTACAGTAATTTTTGCACCTTTTACAGCAATTACTTTAACAAGTGGTTTAGCAATAGGATACAAAAACTAGTATGCAGTTAGGGCAATCATTTATAATACGCAACAGAATACCTGCATTTAAGCTAACTGATATAGCGAGACTAGACGTATGGCTAAAAAGGAATACAGGCATAGCACAAGCAGGTGGTACGTTAAGTGCGTGGACTGACCAAAGTGGTAATAATAACAATGCTACACAGTCAACAGGCGCAAATCAACCTGCTGTATCAGCAAATGGTACAGTAACTTTTGATGGCGTAAACGATGTACTAAGCTTAGATACGCTGTTAACTTTAAGCGTTTTTACTGTTATTATTGCTATGAACCCTGACGAAACAGTTACTCTAGAAAACGAGAGCCCACTAGGTAAAGGTGGTAACGATATTATTAAGTTATATAGAGGGCAAGATAATGAGCGTATAGCACTAAAAGCTAACGGTGTTCAATCAGAAATTAACCCAATGAGTGAGCCTTTCCCAACATCACAATTTTTGTTAACCTGTCAAAGAGATGCGGCAGGGCTTTTTACTGTACGCTTTAACGGTACTCAAGTAGGTGGTGTATCTAGCGTTATTACAAATTTATATGATATAAACCAAATAGGTAGCGGTAGTATTGCTAACGCACAGTTTAGCGGTGACTTAAATGAAATAGCTATTTTTAGCTCAGCTTTAAGTCTTAGTGATTTACAAAAGGCAGAGGCAGATATAATAAATAGAAACAACATCTAATGAAGGATAGACTATTAAATATACAGTTAACTAATGAGGTACAGCCTAAGGTTACAGAACAAAGAAACCACGACTGGGTAAGCTATGGGGATGGTGATTACGCCAATAACTACCCTAAGTACCTTATAGATTTATATAACAATAGTGCTACACACGCAGCAGTTGTAAACGCTACAGCAGCTATGATAGCAGGAGAAGATTTAATAGCTGAGAGTGATGAAAACCTACAGCAATACGTTGAGCTACAAAAGTTTCTAGGTGGTATTAACGGTAAAGAAACAGCACACGATATATTTACTAAGGTAGCTTTTGATTTAAAGCTACAAGGTGCTTTTGCTTTAAATATCATATACTCTAAAGATAGAACACGCATAGCAGAAGTACACCACGTACCAGTAGAGCAGTTAAGAGTAGGTAGCCCTGATGAAAATGGCGTAGTAAGAGATTACTATTTAAGTGCTGACTGGAGCCAATACAGAAAAAAAGAATATGCGCCTAAAAGAGTAGCGGCATTTAATGCTAACGATAGACGTGAGGGCTCACAAATATTTTACACAGGACTATATAGCCCTGCTATGGAGTTATACCATACACCTGATTATGTAGCCTCTACAAATTGGATACAGGTAGATAATTTAACTAGTGATTTTCATTTAAACAATATAGCTAATGGATTTAGTGGGAGCTATTTTATTTCTTTCGCTAATGGTATTCCTACACAAGAGGAGCGCCAACAGATAGAGAAACAAATTACAAAGAAATTTACAGGCGCTAATAATGCAGGCAAATTTGTACTTACATTTTCTGACGATGCAACCTCACGCCCTGAGATAGTGCCTATACAGGTATCTAACGCAGATAAGCAGTATACAGTACTTAATGAGCTATGTATACAAAATATAATGATAGGGCACAGAGTTACTAGCCCTATGCTTCTAGGTGTTAAAACTGAGGGGCAGCTAGGCGGACGTAACGAACTTACACAAGCTTATGAGCTGTATATGAATACAGTTATAAAACCATACCAAAACGTTATTTTAAGAGCGTTTAAGAGACTTTTAACAATAAATAGGGTTACACTACCATTTGGGGTAAAAGATACATCTCCTCTCAATTCTTTATTTGGTGCTGATGTACTAAAAGATGTACTTACACAAGATGAAATACGTGAAGAAGCAGGTTATAAGCCTTTAGAATCTGATGAACAATCAGTTACAGAGCAAGTAGAAATGAGCAAAGATTCTATTTTAGATAAATTTATTGCTAACAATGGTGAATTAGAAGATTTAAATAATTGGGATTTAATAGATGAACAAGAAATAGATAACGTAGACGAACATTCTGATTTTGATTTCGAATATAATCTTAACGAATTATCAAAAAAATTAAACTTTACGCAGGTAGGAGAAGCTAGAAATAGAGGTAGTAAACAAGATGGTAAAAATGCAGAAGGTGATTTATTTAGAGTAAGGTATCAATATGCTGCTAAAAGTAAATCTCATTCTACAGAAAGAGAATTTTGTCAAAAAATGATTGCTGCTAACAAAATATATAGAAAAGAAGATATTATCGGACAAGCGCATTCATTAAGTACTATAGAAGCTAATAAAGGATTTGGTCCTAACGGTGCAAATGTTTATGATATTTGGCTTTACAAAGGGGGTGCTAATTGTCATCATAAATGGGTAAGAAAAATATATGTATCAAAAGCAGGTAACAAGCCTAATTATAACACAGATGAGGTTATAAATAAAACAAAAGCTAGAAGTAAAGGTTTCAAACCTGAAGAAAACAACCAGAAGATATATCAAGCACCTATTGATATGCCTAATCAAGGATTTTTAAATTAATAGAAAAATGGCAGTATTATTTATATCAGAAGAAACAATAAAAAACAGTACTACAATCAATGGCAATGTTGATGTCGAATTGTTGTTACCATATATCAAAGTATCACAAGATATACACATACAACAGTTGTTAGGTACTGATTTATATGATGCATTACAAGATAAAATAGCAGGTACAGGTGGTGCATCTTTAGCAGGTAATTATAAGATACTTGTAGATGAGTATATACAGCCTGTGTTAATACATTACAGCTTATATGAGTGCGTACCGTTTTTATCATATAAGATAATGAACAAAGATATAGTACGTAAAATATCAGAAACTAGCACACCTGCAAGTTTAGAAGATATTAAATATATGCGTAATATTATAGTCAATACTGCACAATTTTATGCAGAAAGATTAGTAGAATATCTTAAAAATAATTCATCAGAATTTCCTGAATTTACTAGTAATAGTGGTGCCGATATGTCGCCAAGTAGTGAAGCTTATTTTGCAGGTATGAATTTAGATAGCTTGCAACAAAGCACTAGAATTACTTTAAGAGACTTTTTAACGCCTGATATTAGTTAATGTACAAGCCAAAAGATAAAAACGTAACAAAGCTAAAAAGCTATTTAGATAAAAATAAAAATGAAAAACCTAATAAAAGAAAACGCAGATGTATTAGGGCTAAATAGTGTAAGTTACGCTATAAGCTTTACAGCAGTAGAGCAAGTCTTACAGATAGCTTTATTAGTAGTATCTATTATTTATACTGTAGATAGATTTATATATTACAGAAATAAACGTAAAAATGGCTAAAGGGATTACCTTTAAATATAGAATTAGTGTACCTAAAAAACGTAAAGGTATCCACTCTAAAAATGCTAGTAAATCACAAAACGCATTCAAGAAAAAATCAAAAGGGCAGGGTAAATAATGCAAAAAGATTTTACACTAAGTATAGGAAATATAATTTGGATAGTAGGTATTATCTTTACAATGGGTATCGCTTATAGTCAAATAGCACAACTTGATGAAGATATACAAGTATTGGAACGTAGGTTAGAAAAAAAAATTAAGTTAGTTAATGAGTGTGAAGATAGAATAGTTGAACTAGAAAAAGATTTAGCTACATTTAAAAACTGTAAAAATTTTAAATAATGGAACAAATTCTACAATTAATAGAGGGTTATGGTTTGCCATTAGTTTTGCTTTTAGGTGCTTTGTATGCTCTTTATCGTTTCCTTGTTTTTTCGTTGTATGAAGTAAAAAACCAATTTTCTCGTCATCATGAAAAGGCTGCTGATAATATAGAAGAAATGAAAAAAAAGATTGATATTATTTTAGAATTTATAAAACAAAAAAAATGAAGAAATTTTTATGTAGAATATTATATTATATGACTTTTAAAAAAGTTTGTATGGGATTGTGTACTAATTGTAAATGGTAACTATGTTAACGTATTTTAATTTTGAAGAATTTGATAGTCCTGATAAAATAGGTAGTGGATTACCTAAATCACAAGGTGGTGAAATGGATTTAGATTTTTTACATAAACTAGATGATGCTAGAACCATTGCAGGTATACCATTTAAAATTACTAGTGGATATAGAACACCAGAACACAA